ATACACATCTTGCTGGTACAACTGTTATGATAAGAAACCTTATTAAAGAAGACAAAGATATTGCAAAAATCGCTAAGAAATATGAAGATGATGCAGTCAAACTTTTTGTAGATGTTATTGAACAAGAAAAAGAATGGGCAAGATACTTATTCAAAGATGGTTCAATGATTGGTTTAAATGAAACCATATTAGAAAATTATGTAGAATGGATAGGATGTAAACGAATGAGAGCATTAGGTCTACCTTGTCCATATACAGTTCCACAAATGAATCCATTACCTTGGACAGAAAAATGGATATCAGGTGGTAACGTGCAGGTAGCTCCTCAAGAGACAGAGATAAGTTCTTATGTCGTAGGTGGAGTAAAACAAGATGTAGATAATAACACATTAGTAGGATTAAGTTTATGAGAGAATTAGGAAAGGTTTTATTAGGTTGCTCAGCAATCGTAATATTTTTTATGATAATGATTATGCCAAACATGGCGTATAGTGGATATAGTAGTAGCAGTTCGTGTATACATGAATGTTATGAAGAGTATGTAGCATTAAATGGTACACCATCTGAAATAGAACAGAAAAAGAAAGCATTAGCAGCTGAAGATGAATTTAGTTCTATTAAAGGATTATGGGCTGGATGCGCAGCATGTCACGGAGCAGAAGGACAAGGTAATGGACCTTTCCCTAAACTTGCAGGACAGAGTTCAGATTATATCGTAAGTAGATTATATGCATATCAAAATAGAGAACAAGTTGGTCCTATGAGTTCAACAATGTGGGCTCAAGCTGGTATGTTATCTGATAGCGATATAGATACAATAGGTAAATTTATTGAGGAGACCATGAAATGATACAGATATACGGAAAAGAACAATGTCCATATTGTGATATGGCAAAAGCTTTATGTGAACAAAAAGGAATGGATTACGAATATAAACAATACGGAATTGATTTTGATAGAAGTTACATGACTGAGATATTTCCAGGCGCAAGAACGTTTCCTCAAATCATTGTTGATGGGCGTAAGATTGGTGGATATACAGAACTTAAAGAACTTACGGACTTAGAGCTATGATTCTAGAATGCGAGCACTGCTATTCACGTATCGTAATTAAACCTGATGAACCAATCAAAATAAATTTTTGCCCTCATTGTGGCGAAGCTACTGAAGATTCAGACGAACTGGACTTTAATGAATAATTGGTTATACCAAGGTAGAACATTCGAACCACCAGAAGAATTTACACCTGATGTATGGTATGGATTTGTCTACTGTATAACTAACAGAGCAAAAAATAAAAAGTATGTTGGAAAGAAATTCTTCTGGAAAGCAAAGACTTTACCTATTACAAAGAAAAGAAAAAGACGTCAAAGACTTAAAGTAGAGTCAGATTGGCGTACATATTACGGTTCAAATAAACACTTACAACAAGATGTAATCGATATGGGAGAAGACTTTTTCCATAGAGAGATTATACACTTATGTAAAACAAAGGGCGAATGCGCTTATATGGAAACAAAAGAGCAATTCGAAAGAGAAGTTTTATTAACAGAAGATTATTACAATGGTATTATCAATTGTAGAATAGGTGGAAACGCTGTAAAAAACTTAAAATAAACGTTTACATTTACTCAAAAGTATGGTATAATAGATATATAATGGCAAAAATACTTAAATTTCCTACACCACAGGAATTACAACAAAAGCAAGACGAAAAAACGCTTGATCAAGCAAGTGAAACATGTGTCGATAGTGCGCATTTTCTCTTTGAAGTATTAGAAGAATTTATTAATGCTGGCGAAGTATCAGAAGACTTTATGGATATGGATTTCAGAGATGAAACTAATCAAGAGTCAAGAGATATGTATGTCATAGTTAATATGATAAATGGTATGTTAAATCGTTATTATGGAATTCCACATGGATTACATCAAACGATGGACAGTGCTTATGTCAAGATAAAAGAAATGATTCTTATAAACGAACAAGCAAACCACGAACTTGCAGAATATGTGTTTGAGCCAGAAGATACAGATTATAAACCAGAGGACCCAGATGATATTGATTGATTACAGCCAAATAGCGCTGTCTAATATAATAGTTCAAAAACTAAATGATGAACAAATGATAAGACATATGATACTTAATAGTATACGTATGTATAATAAGCGTTACAGAGACGAATATGGCCAATTGGTTATATGCGCTGACGGTATGAACACTTGGAGAAAAGAGTTCTTTCCTGAATATAAAGCGTCTCGTAAAAAAGGTAGAGAAGAATCTAAGCAAGATTGGAATGAAATCTTTAGAATATTACAAACTGTAAGAGATGAAATAAGAGATTATCTACCATATAAAGTTATACATTTAGAAGGTGTAGAAGCTGATGATGTCATAGGTACATTAACAATGGAAACTCAAGAGTTTGGTCAAGCAGAACCTGTTATGATTATATCATCTGATAAAGACTTTATACAACTACAAAAGTATAAGAACGTAAAACAGTTTAGTCCTATACAAAAGAAATTCGTAAAAGATGCTAATCCAAGAACATATTTGTTTAATCATATTATGAGAGGCGATAGTGGAGATGGTATACCAAACGTATTATCTGATGACGATACGTTTATAACTGAAAAAAATCAAACACCTTTAAGACAAACAAGGATAGATGCTTGGCTAGAAAACTCTGATAATCTAAGAGAATCAATGGATGATGATACATATCGTAATTATCAACGTAATAAAAAACTTATTGATTTAACTGATATACCAGAAACTATACAAGAAACTATTATAAATAATTTTAATGGTCAAACAAAAACACCAAATATGAAAGTATTGAACTATTTAATAAAGAAAAGATGTAATCATTTGATTGAAGTCGTGGAGGAATTTTACAATGGCTAGAAAATTAATATCAGAAGTCCTGGTTGAAGCAGGCAAAATCGTAAAACGTGATGAAAGAATCAAGTTTTTACAACTCAATAAATCACCAGGTCTTACAGACATACTTAGAATAAACTATGATGATACTATAGTATCTGCACTTCCAGCTGGAGCTCCAAATTATAGTCAAGACGATGCTCCAAAAGGATATGAGTATACTCGCTTAAATAAAGCATATACTCAATTTAAGTATTTCTTTAAAGGACCAGTAGCAAATGGTATGAAACCACTTAAGAGAGAAGGTCTTTTTCTTAATTTACTTGAAACTCTTAATCCAGAAGAAGCTGATCTACTCGTTGCAGCAAAAGACAAAAGTATGAAATACAAGGGCATCACTAAAAGATTAGTTAACGATGCATTTCCAAATTTGATAGTTAAATAGGAGGTTAACACTTTCGTTATGATAGAATTTAATTTTAATATCACAAGGAGACTACCTATGTTTTTACAAATTGAAAGGCTAAAGAAAGATATTTCAGAGGCAATATACTATCAGAAGAGATTATTAAAAAAGGGCAAGCATAACCTAGCTTATAAAATAGGTAAAAAAATTGACTATATGTCTCATACATTAAATGAAATGAAATAAACCCAAAAAAACGTTTACATTTGATTGAAAGTATGGTATAATATATATTATGATACAGATACTACGCGAAATAACAGACTGGGGTGACCAGCAAATATCAAACGGCGACTACTACGTTAACAGCCACGGATACCTTATAGGTTATATGCCTAAAGGTGGCGCTTACAAAGAGTTTAATACTCCTATGAAGCAGTTTTCGAAATCAAGACGCAAATTCAAACTTATTGGCGAATGGCCAGAAGAACTACCAGATGGAGCAATCACTGTCAAAGGTAGCAATGGTAATACATATACTATTGTTAATGACAAATGCTCATGTCCTGGATTTAAGTTCAGAGGTAGTTGCAAACACATGGAGAAAGCAGCATGAATATATTCGTACTCGATAATGACCCAGTGATTGCAGCTCAAGATCAATGCGATAAACACGTTGTCAAAATGATTGTTGAATCAGCTCAAATGCTTTCAACAGTTCATCGTATGCTAGATGGTGTAATGGAAAGAAG